TGTGCCCTTCGACGTTTTCAAAGAAGCAGAGCTTGGGTCGAAGAAGTCGAATTCCGCTTGCGATGAAAGGCCAAAGATGTCTTGGGTCTTCTGTTCCAAGTCTTTTTCCTGCTGCGCTGAATGGTTGGCATGGGTAACCTCCAGTGAGGATGTCCACTCGGTCACGAAACTCTGCCCAAGGGAAGGTTTTAAGATCCGTCCAAATAGGTGCTGGCTCCATGAGTCCCTCTTCCATTTTAGCAACCAAGTTCGCAATGGCGAAGGCTTCGATCTCACAAAGAGCGACTGAGCGCAAATTTGGGATGACTCGTTTAAGCCCAAGTTCAATGCCTCCGTATCCGGCACAAAGGCCGATATGTGTAGTTGTGATGGTAGTATCCACATTTGTGTTTCTTTCTGTTTTGTATTTGGGTTAAAAGTTAGCGAAGCGTTCTGGTTTGATTGTGTTCGTTGAGCGGATGACCCAAGCGGTGAGGAACGCACGGGTGTACTTACGGTCTGGGTGGGCGAGTAGCCATGACTGAGCGTTCTGCGCTTCACGCTCCACGTCCTTTTCTGGGTTTAGTTTTTGAAGTTCTGTAAGGAAGGTAGAGTCTACTGGTTTTTGCTTTCTCTCTTTTTTAACAATAGCTTTTGGTTCCTCTGGTTTATCATTATCATTCTCTGGTTTATTATTTATTATTCTCTGGTTAATGGTGTCGGTTTCCCTACCATGTAGGTTTTCCACATAGTAGGTTTTCCGTAGAGTAGCACCAGAGATATGGCGAACACGAACATACCACTTTCCCATCCTCTTGTTTTCATAATCATACCTTGGGTCATCCTCAATAAGCTCTAGACCAATCAACGCTTGCTTTGCTTTGTGAAAACGATCCCGTCCTATCTGTAATTTCTTCATGCAGTAATCAGCAACCGCATAAACAGAGTTGTTTCCCTGCCACTTCGCCACATAACAATAGAAAGTGTAAAGTGCCAAAGCATCAAAAGCGGAGTCAGTAGTTAGAATTTTATCAACGGAAGCCTTCGTGACTCCGACCATGTACATTTCTGGCGTTCCCTCGCATAGCGTTTCGCATTGAGCAAACTCATCAACTTTGTATTTCATTTTAAAAAGGCGACCCCTTGTGATGGCGACAGGAAGCGGCAACTGACGCATGAGAGTGGTTTACCACCACAAGGGATCATATATTTTATTTGTTAATTTAATTCCTGACTTTTCTTCGGCTCTCACCCCGAAGGCACGATTGCTCGTACAAGACAGACACTACTACATCTAGTATTTCATGTCAAGCGAATTTGATTATATTTTTCGCGCCACATTATCATCTCACGTTGATACTTGAACATTTTGATCTGATTCTTTCGCCAAAACTCATAAACTTTCTCAGGAGTCTCGCCAATTATTTTTAGTTTTTCCCAAGCATTTAATTCTTCCAATGCAAACCCTAAAGATTGCTTTGCATTTTCTAATTCATGTTCTAGTTGATCTTTTGTTTTCATATTTTTATCGGTAACGATAGTCACTCTATGTTTACGGACTTAATCTCATCCCGCGACCACTGATACATACGATCATTGATCTTGTCCCAGATTTCATCAGCATCATCTTCGTTCTCACATTTGTAGATGCAGCGTTGTTCACCGATAGCATCATCCTTGATGAAGAAGTTAGACTGGTAGATTGTCAGACCAGTTGCGGCGGTAGTTGCAACAACAGCAGTATTGTTGGGTTTAAGTGCCATGTTGCAGATGCCTTGGTCAGATTCATATTGTGCAATGAAACTGGTATTAAGGGCAGCGGCAAGAGACATATTTGTAATCAGAACTGTTTGCCTGATTGCGGCAAGCATATGCTCTGCGTCTTTATCTACTTCGTTGTTTTCGTTAGTGTTATCCATAAGTAAATAGACTATCAAAAAAGTGTTGACTTGTCAATAGGATTGGTTTATTTTTATTTGAAATGAAGCATCCATTATACGAAGCCTATGAATCCTGCATGACTGCCTATGAGCAGTCTCGCTACATTCGTTCCATTGGACGCAAGACCTTTGCCAATCAGCTACGGGAGACCCGCAAGAAGATAGGGATGACGGTCAGGCAACTAGGCGACAAGATCGGCGTGACTGGATCGTTAATCAACCAGATCGAAGTAAACTCAAAGAGCATTCTAAAGAAAGAACAAGTGGATAAAGTGATCGAGCTATGTGCGCCGAAATTGAAAACTACTATCAATGCTGAGTAGAAAAAAAGGGTTCAAAAAAACAGGAGCAAGGTTAAAGCCTGTTTCAGATAAACGTAAGGTTCTAAACAAAGAATACTCTGAAGCGAGAAAGGAATACTTTGAAAAAGTTCAAGGAAATTGCGAAGTCTGTGGAGCGCAAGCAACGGATATACATCACAAAAGTAAAAGAGGAAAAAACTTATCTTCACAACAAACTTTTATGGCGGTATGCAGAAATTGCCATACCAGAATCCACGATAATCCTGCGTGGGCAAGAGAATTAGGATATTTAATATATGAGTTCAAATAATACATTCGTTTCAATGATCATCTGCGAGGGCTACCATGAAGATGAAAACCAAACTAAGATTCTTTTCCAACAGCAGTTCAATCAATGCTGGGTAAAGAAAACGGACATCAAGACAATGGAAACATTAGGCTTCCACGATGGACGTAAGTTCATTCGTATAGTTATTCCAGAGGAAGTAGCGAACACGCTAGAGCTTCAAGGTATTCTAGATTAAAGGTATCCGTATGTGCTGGCTATGTGCAATTACCAGTCACCATTCTCATCAGAAGAATAGCTGTCATCTTCAAGTGCTGCAATTAGCTTTTCATCTCTAGCCCAGAATCGGTTCGTTGGGACAGCTTTATCGTTTCCGATAAAAACAAGCCCGTATCTCCGCGCCATCTCTAGACAATACAAGAAGCTATCAGCTAAATCGGGAGAGAAACCAGTTCGCCCCTTGTAGTCATCTTTAGTCTCTACTGAAATCTTTTTAGATTTGAGTTTGTATCTACGAATACAAAGCTCCCGCGCCAACGCGCCAGCGGATTCAACTCCATAGATGACCCGGCTCTTAAAGCCATGATAAGCTGAGTACCAGTACTCTGATACTAAACGATCATAAACTTCATTACACGGGCGTTTATCAACCTCTGCTGCCATACGTTCAGTTGGCTTGCCCATTGAAGATATAAGAACAATAGAATGACCGCTTGTATCAAACTTCAACCACTCGCGGATAATTGCTTGACCAACTCGACCTCCATCACCCGACACGTCCATTCCAAACTTCTGTGGTTGGACATTGTATGTCCTACACTTCTCAACAACGTCTTTAGCTAATCCAACCTCAAATTCAGCCGCCTCCCGCGCCGATAATTGAATGACATCTTGTTTTTCTAGCCACATTACTTTATTGCGAGTCCCGCGAATGTACCCTAGTTTAGCTACCGTCAGTACGCACCTATCCCCACCAACCGTAAATGCTGTGTCGAACCCTGCTACTTTAGTGAATCCCTCTGCATCCCAGATTGGCTCTATATTTGTTTCGGCGTTACGTATCAGATCAGCGGTGAGGATGGTCTGGGCGAATCCAGACTTCGGCCACCAACCAATAGCGTTACGAACGTAGTCAATCGCATTCTCGTCTCCGTAACATTGTTTGAGCATGATCTCCTGCTTCTTTCGATCCATCAAAAAAGGGAAAGGTGAAGGCTCATGTATAGGAGCTTGAAAGTTAGGAGACCTCATTCCATTGTAGAACAAGCAAACGCCAGTTTCAGTCTCCCACCTATCCATTTCTGGACTGACTACATCGAAGTTAGATGCGCCTTTAGGCATAGCCCAGCGAGTATGAGGGTTGTCACCAGCGGATGGGTTTCCGATACCAATAAAGACTACGTCATTGTTAGCTGATAAGTTAACACGGGCAGTTATCGCGCCTAGCTCCATTTCGGGCAACTCATCAAGGGCTAGTCTAACCCGGTCATTCTTACGGCCACGGGTAGTATCAATAGCCTTCTGACCCTCATTACCAGACTGGAATGCGAGAGCCTTGATGGCATTACGATAATCCTTATCCTCATCATTCGATCCACCACCCCAAACAATCATGTGGCGATAATCAATGAGTTTACCAAACTGGACGGCAGCGGACTTCCATAGCTTAGAGATGATACCCCAGATACGATCTTCGGATGCACCAAGAGTAGTGGTAGCAACCCAAGACGAGGTGCAATGTGGAGCGGAACACCAGTCAAGGTAAACCCAAAGCCCAACTGGAAATGACTTTCCCATCGATGCCGCGCCAGCTAAACAGATGTCATCATTATTGCAAAGTTCTTCCAGAGTTCTCAACAACTGAGTGTTGGTATAACCTCGATTGACAATACAAACTTCAGTAGGCCATTGGAGTTTGACTGCCTTCAAAAAATGCTCGTATGGAGTAAGCAATTTAAAATCTGAAAGATTTATATTGTGCTTATTGCAGTAATCTTTTCCGTATTCACCCTTGCTAATAGCGTAGCAGTATAGCTCTATACCTAGCTCATCCATGTTCTCAGGGAATTTGATACCGTACTTTTGGATGCCTGTGTTTCCAGAAAAAATTCTTGACATATCAATAATAAAATATATTTTCCAACTAAAGGCAAGATGAAACTCAAAAATAGAAACCTATCTCCAGTTGGCGGGTGGTACTACAAATACGAGATCAAACGTAATAATCTCACCTTCCCAGCCGTAGTCTATGGAAGCACATGGAGCAACTTAATTTCAAACATCCAAAAAGATTGCCGATCCAATGGAGTTGAAGTTCCAAGTAACATTGAGCAACTTGTCGAAGATCAAATTTGCGAACGCCAGCCAAGTGATCGTTGCTGGTATGCTGATGGACTTGGAGACAAAATCGCACAAGCAATCCACACTGTAGCTGCGGTTACAGACAGGGTACTTGGCACTAAACTAGAACACAAAGCAAGGGGATGTTCTTCTTGCAATCGACGCAGGAATGCGCTTAACTCGTTATCGTAAACGATAAAATATTATGCTCTCAATAGGAAACGACAACTTCTCACTTGCAACCCTAGACGAAAACGGCAAGCCACCAGCAACCCGCATATCCAATGCAGATCACGCTTGGAATATTGCTAACAACTTGAGGCAAGCCAATGTAGGCAGGGAAAACAAACGCTTACGAATCTACAAAGCATACAAGATGTTCCCACCTACAGGGTACAGCAAGATTGCTGAAAAGAAACTACCTTGGCAATCGGACGTTAACTACGGACAACTAGGATTTATCGTCGATAACCAGAAGGCTAGTTACTACGATGTCATTACGGAGCGTCAGGCTTGTTGCACGATCAAGACTAAGTTCGGCAATGAAAAAGAACGACTTGTAAACTCTGAGAATATCTCAACGGCATTTGACCAAGCAATCCGCGAATGGCCCGGCTACCTCTATAATACAGAACAAGACCTAGAGGAAATGCTTCTGTACGGAAAAGGTATTGGAATGTGGGATAGCCCTATGGGATGGATGCCAGAACACGTTTTCCTTTCTGACCTTCTCTTCCCAGATGATATTCGTATCGACTTTTGTAATCTTGAGGAATTTGTGCGCCGTGTCCGCCTAACTCCTTACGAGTTGTACAAAAAGATCGAGAACCGCAAAGCCGCTGAAGCAATGGGCTGGAACGTAGATGCCGCTATTGACGCTATCCGCTTCCACCGATCATTCAGTAACCACAGGAAGACCCGCGAAGACTTCTTCCGCACAATCAGCGAAGCAGGATTCAACTGGAGCCTTTCGGTCAACCAGAAGATTGATCTCTATGAGGTATACTGGAGAGAGTTTGATGGCACGATCTCCAAAGCAATCATCCTACAAGACTACCAACCTATCGCCCAGTACATCAACTCCAACTTTAAGGGTTCTGGTAAACTGAGTGAAGAGGATGTTCGTAGTGAGCATGGATTTATGATGTTGAAGATCGGTGCATATAACTCATGGGATGAGATTCTTTATATGCTTACTGATTCAGTTGGTTCTGGACTTTTTCAAGACATCAAGAGCCAAGCGGAATCGGCATTCGTTGCTTGCCGTCAGTATGACTTCACAATGAACGGATTGGTTGATGCTGTTCGACTAAACTCCATGCTGATGATCGAAGGCCAAGGGCCAGACTCTACTAAGATGTTAAAGCAAATGGAGTGGCTACCAATCTCGGTAATGCCAGATGGAGCGAAGTTCATCCAGAACCGCTTCCAACTCCCAGTAGCAGAGAGCATGGGATTCATGCAGTTTTTCATGGGTGATCTCTATCGCGGGATGGGGCAGTACCGCATCAACGCTCCTACGAGCGGGGGAAAACAACGAACCAAAGGAGAAGCAGAACTAGATGCCGCTGAATCCGCCAAACTATCTGGAACTCAGATTCGTCGATTCAACGAGTGCCAAACATTGTTCTTCAAGCAACTCTACAAGCGGTTTTTAAACTGCAAGTCCAGCGACGATGGGTATGAATACAACAGGAAGTTCTATGAAATCCTAGAGGAAATGGGAACTCCCAAAGAGGCCGCGCAATTCAAGAACATTACTAGCATCCGTTCTAACCTCATCAATGGTGCGGGTAGTCCTAGCTTCAAGCTCATCACCGCTGAGAAGCTATTACAGATCACAGCTATCACCCCAGCAAACGAAGGTCAAGAGAACGCAGTTAAGGATGCTATTGCCGCACTCTCTGGGCGCGACAACGTAGCTAGGTATCGTAACACTAAGCCAAGTAAGATTGACGATACGATGCGAATCATTGGATTTGAGAACGCTGGAATGACGGATGTATTCGTCAACCCAGCTAACTTCCCAGTACTACCAACCGATCCACACGTCGAACACGTCTCTGGTCACTTGCAGGATATGATGATGCAGATTCAAACGAGTATGCAGATGATCCAAGGCGGTCAACCAGACGTTAACGAACTGGCTAAAACTGTACGTTCTGTGCAATTCAAAGGCGGTCACATCATGGCGCACGTTGGATTCATTCAGAAAGACCCATCCAAACAAGATTTCCTCAAGCAATTCATGCAAGGGATGCAACAGGCTCAAGGTGCAGCAGACGAAATCGCTG